CGCAAACGGGCTGATGGAACCAACAATGTCGCCAATCACGCTCGTGGCTTCACCGGCCCTGTAGGCCCTCTCAAGGGCTTCTGCATCGGGGTCCATGACGCTAAACCGCGGCTCAGCACCCACATAGCCACCAATAAACTCGGCAGGCGTCTTGATGCCAGGGATTGGTGCCACTGTGCCGCGTTGCTGGGCCATGGCACGGCGTACGCCTGGCGGCAGCTTGCCACCTTCTTGCATGCGAGGCGCACGCGTTAACTCGAGCAGCATCGTGTCGGGGTTATCAGATATGTGAACTCGTTTCACGGCGCCACCTTCTTTGTAAGGGATGGGTTTGCTGAACTTCTCGCGGATCTCAGGCGTGATGTCAAAGCCGATCTGGTCCATGGACTTTGACTTGCTGTACAACTCGTCAAGGTATTGCTCTGCCCTTTCAAGGCTTCGGAATCCAGGATGATCTGGTATCGCAATGTCGGTGTCAGCGTCGACCACATAGTACCGATCGCCTTGCAGGGAAACATCAAGTGGCCGCTGTTGCGTGATGCCGGGGATAGTCCGGACATTGTCCTTGCCAACCAGAGCCTTGAGCCTACCAGGGATGATCTCGTCGTAGAACTTGCGCATCCCTGCTTCAGTAGACTCGCCATCGGCACCTTGCGGGAAGCGCAGGAAGGACTTGTAGCCGTCAATGAACGCAACGCGGTCGTAGCCCTCATCAACTGCGCGCCTGATGATGTTCTTCAGGGATAGGTCAACCCACTCGTTGGTGTTCTTTATAAATGGGCCCTCAGGAACCCCAGAGCCTCTGGCGTCATACAGCTTGTTCCCCCAATCTATTTCTTCGGATTGCCTGGTCCGAAGTTTGTTGAATTCATCAATTAAGCTTTTGCGCTCTTCAATCGCAAGCCCTGGCTGACGAAGCTTATTGTTGACAACATTAAGTTGATTGCGAAGCTCCTCAAGCCTTTTTTCACCCTCTTTTATTTGGCGATCAAAATCTTTTGGGGTGAACCCCTTCTTACGGCCTTCTTGCGCCCAATCAGACTGAAGCTCCTCGATGAAAAGCACATTCTTGTTGTCGGCGTCCACACGGTCATTCATCCTGATATGGGATATGACATTAGGATCTGACCAGTGCGACGAGCGAAAGTTTTCACCATAATCCCCGTAATTCTCTTTATTTGGGATCTTAAGCAAGACCTCGCGGTAATTTTTGCCGCCCGGCTCTTGGTAGTCGTGGTACTCGGTCAGCCGCTCGCCAGGCTTGGTGCCATAGCTGTGGGTCCTGCTGAACTTGTTGATGTCCTCTTCGGCCTTCATCGCAAACTCGGCGGCGTCCAAATCGTTTTCCGCAAGGGCCTTCTGATAACGCTCATCGGCAAGCTTGCGCAACTGAATGATCTGCCTGTAGTCATTGACATTCAGGTCTGGCATGTGCAGGTCGGCAAACCCTTTCATGTAGGGCGGTATGACGGATCTGCTTAGGACCACCTCCTCGACATCGGGCATGGTGCCCTTGGTCATGGCCTGAACCTCTTCACGCGTGACATTAGGCGTGGCAGCAAGCTTTTGAGCTAGGCCCGCCTCCTCAAGGCGCTGCTTGCTAATGCCTGCCTTGGTGAACTCATTGAGGAAGGCTTGCCCTGGTCCTTGCTTGCGCTGCAAGGTAGTGGCCGTCTCTTCGATCGGGTTGTAAAAGCCAAGCTTACTGACCGGCGCATTGACATTCAGAGGTGCTGCCATGCTCAGGGCATTGCCAAGCGGACCTTCGCCAAACATGGCGCGATCGACTTGCTCGAGGCCTGTCCTGCCCAGTGCTGTGGCGCCGCGTGTGATGGCTTGGGTTGCAGGCTTAACGAATGGCGTAACCATGCCGCCGATGTCTGTCAGTGCGCCGACATTGCGGCCAATCTCACGCAGGTTTGCCTGCGATTGCTGGCGCTGTGGCGAGCCTTCCATGATGCTGCCGGTGTAAGGTACTTGCTCTTCAGTGCTGCCAAATAAACCCGTAGCAAAGCCGCGGCTGAGCGCACCGAGTGGTGTCTCAGGCGTGGACTCGCGCATCTGCTTTTGCTTGGCAGCCTTGGCGGCCATGGGATTGAAGTTGAACATTTGGGTGGGGTCGCCACCGTCTTGCATGTGGACGCCATACAGAGCATCGAGCAGTTTCTTAGGGTTGGGCATCATCGGCCTCCGTTTGCGCGGGATGATAACCCTTTGTGCTTAGCTTGCATACGGATTGGTCCTCGTGATGCCTGCATCCACATAGTCCTCAGGATCGTAGTCATCAGGCGGTAGCGGGTCGATGTTGAGCCAGCTTGCATCCCTGAGATATCTGAGCGCCTGGCTGAAGGCATCGCAAAAGTCATCGTGGTCGGTATTCGGGAAGCTGCAGATCTGCGTGACCATGGCCTCAGCCCAGTCGCGGACATAGCCAGCGCGGTTGCTGGACTCAGGCACATACACCCTTCCTGCTTTTACGATGTTGGCCACGATGCTCAGGCGCTGGATCTTGTCAGCCCTACCAGGGTTGTAAGCCCTCACTGGGATGTGTGCGCGCTGCAGGTCCTGGATCAGCACGATGCCGGCAGCCTTGTCCTCGACCAGGACGAGATCCACCTTCTTGGCGGTCTTGCCCTCACCAAAGATGATCTCGTACTCGTCAATGACCTTAGGCTTGAGGTCAGGGTACTGGAGCCGATCTTGCCAGGCGTCGATGATCAGCACGCACATGCCACCGTCCTGGGGCTTGAAGACACCGAAAGTGATGCTTGCGGTGGGGTCGTTGACCGTCTTCTCAGTGAAGGCGCAGTCATAGCTCTGGACCACAAACTCGAGCTTGGGTATGGGTTTGTCAGCAGGCCAAAGCTTGAACCAGTCGCGCTGCACGATACCGCCCTCCTCGGGGTCGATGATCTCAGCGTAGATTTCCTGGCGGCCAAGCTTGGTGCCTTCGTACTGCAGGATCTGGCGCTTGAAGTTCTCGGACAGGTTATCCAGGTTTGAGTAAGTGCTGGCAGTGGTAAGCACCACATCGTCGCCCTCGCGGCTGATCAGGTCGATGATCAGGTCCTTGGGCTTGGGTGTCGTCGTGCAGATCAGCCTGGTCTTCATGTCATGCAACTTTAGTCGCATACCAAACTGGATCTGGTCCCAGGCTTCCTGAATGTACTCCCAGGCGGCAAGTTCATCCAACCACCCGCCGTGGAATTGCGGACCGCGGAAGCGCTCAGGCTCACTAGCCGGTATGCCTTTGATCAGTGAGCCATTAGTCAGCTTGATCTCGTGCAAGGCCTTGTTGTAATCAGCGATCAGGACCGCAGGAATCACGCTCAGGAGGCCCGAATCACCCTCGAAGCATGTACCCCTCACATCACTACTCGTTGGCGCCGCCACGAGCCATCTGGTGGCTTTGTAGGACTGTGCCCACCAGCCAATCTGCTCGGCTGCTGTCCTAGTCTTGCCAGCACCGCGGCCTGCCAGCATCAGCCATATGGACCACCAATCACCATGGGGCAGGATCTGGTGCTTGAGTGCTCGTGTGAGCCACATCATGCGCCAGGCCCAGGCGGCAGCCGCTTGTGGCTCTAGCCTGGTGTACTGCTCGCGGATCTGTGGATCTTTGAGCAGGGCCTCAAGATCACTTGTCCCCAAGCTGCCTCTTGCTCTCGAGGTTCTTCAGCATGGCATCGAAGATACTGATGTCAGCCTGCACGGCTACGGGATTGTCAGCATCACCGGCGTGGGTCAATCTCTCGCCGTACTTTTTGGGATTCCACTTGGCCAGCAGCTTGAGCCGTGTCTCGATCTGCAGCTTGCGGTGGCCGAGCATGTCCTCCCTGGTAACCGTGATGCCATCTTCAGTTTTAACTTGCTTGGTGCCCCACTTGGGCGTGTCGGCTAGCTCGAGGCACTCCTCGGCCATCTTGTCGTAGCCAATCTCGCGTGCGCGTGCGATTGCTGCGGAAAGACCGACTCCGCGCCCCGAAGCAACCTCTTTATCATCCCTGTACATCCAGTCATAAATGGTTCGCCACTCGGGCATACCCTCATCTCGGCATATCTGTCTTAATGGCTCAGCGTTACTTAAGCGCTCCACAATCTCTTGTGCGATCTCAGGGGTGTATTTGCTGGGGCGGCCAGTTTTCTTGGGCGCGGTTTGTTTCGCGGCCTGGGCTTTGGGTTTGGCGGGTTTGGGCATCACATCTTCCAGTGACATAAGGGTCCAATGATTATGCCGCTAATTCTTCGTTAGGTCATCGAGTGTTTGCTGCACTATGTTTTGCACTCGCAAGTAGTTGTGCGCTTTTGACTTCAAGGGATTTTCCTCGAGCCTTGCTATGGTGGGGCGCGAGAGGCCGACAAGCTTAGCGAACTCGCCTTGGTTCATGTCGAGTATGGCTCGGGTCGCGCGAATTGCAGCCCCCATTTTTTCTGTTGGTATCATAAGTAATTGATTTTACTACATGAAGCAGAAAAAAAGAACCCCCAATTGCTGGGGGCTAACTCTACGGGGAAGTGCAGAGGATTTCAGGAGAACATCAACATGGACTGCCAAATTCAGTTTAGGCGCTCTCTGCTGTGTTGGCAACCTCGTTCATGGCGAGGAATTGGTTAAGGGCATTGCGCAATTCAATGACTTGATCGCGGGTTAGGTTCGCTGAGCAGTGGCTGCCAATCTTCCACACTGACAGCCAAAGGTTGGCTTCAAAGTCACTGAGCTTGATGCTCTCGTAGTCTTCAGTCTGAACGGTTATATCGAATTTGCTCATGGTGTTTGCTCCAGGTGGTGGGGCCGTAGCCCCAGGGTTTGATTAGCTAAGTTCTGCTGCTGAAGGGATGTATTCGTAGGCCTCATCATCATCTTCCGTGCCTTTAATCCAGCATCCCTTCGGCTCAACGGGATCAAAGATTGCGGCGTTGCTGAAGTCGCCAAGCACACGCACTGTGTACTGCTTGCCTTCAATGCTCACGGTGTCGCCGTGGCGAACTGGCTCGTCGTTTCTGAGGCGATCAAGCTCTGCAACATCTTTAGCGCTGTAGTGCGACTTGAGCGTTGCGCCGTGCTGCAAGGCCCAAAGGATGCCATCGCCCTTGACCTGGTAATCCTTGCGCACCGAGCACTTCACACGCTTAGTACCGCGGCGGCTTTGAAGTTCGATGGCGAAGGTGTTGTCTTGATCAAAGTTGTCTTCGATGATGTTGAGTGTTTGCATGGTGTTTGCTCCTGAGTTTGCTATAAAAATTAAATGTTGTTTGCTACTGAGACTCAATCGTACTCTCATTTAATCCACTTGTGTAGACACACGCCATCCGTCCGACAAGTGGTCATGATAGGCAACCAAACGGCGCGTAACATGCAGCAGTTCAGCCTCGTCCACCTGGTAGTGCTTGGTAAACGCTTTGATGCCCATGCCATGAATGCCCGTGTTGCCGCGGTGGTGCTCAGGGCATAGCGGTATCGCGTCCCAGTGGCTTGCGCGCTGGGCCATGCCCGTGCCCTTCCTGGGGTGATGGATTTCACTCGGAGTGCCAGGATTGCCCTGAAGATGGCATAAAACACAACCAATTGCGGCAACTTTGCTCAAATGTTTTTTTTCTTCTTTATTCATAATAGATATAAGTTTTTTGACATTTTATACGGCTAATACAGTTTTTTGACACTCCAAATTTTTCAGCCAATTTGTTTAATGAATCATTGCTTTGCCTAATTTTTCCAGCTTCTTCATTTGTTAATTTTGCAAATGGATTTTTCTCTCCAGCTTGCCATGTCCCATGTTTTTTCTTATCAGCATGGTTGTTTTTAATCGTGTCCCATCGAAGATTAGTTAAATAGTTATTAATTCTGATGCCGTCATTGTGACAAGCCTCTTGATTTTGCTCAGGCTCACCTACAAAAGTGAGCAAGACGAGCCGATGAACAAGCTCTTGTTTCCTGCATCCTCCACCCGTCAAGTTAACGCATTCATAACCATTTTTTGCCACAATTTTTTTTAAGACTATGCCTCCTCGTGTTGAAATGCCAAACCGAGTTGGAACAGGCCGTCTTTTTGATCTTATGTTGCCGAAGGCTGAAACTTCATAAAAATTTTCCCAGCCAAAACACTCTTTCCATAACTCTTCCATGACCACCTCCTTTACACCATTGTAGCGAATGGTGTACAAAATTGCTACTCTGCTGGCGTACCAGGCGTGCCTTGCAAGTGACACAGCACGCAGCCAATGGCAGCCACCTTATCGAGGTGCTTTTTCTCTTCGTTGGTCATAACGCTTTGCGGATCTGCTCAGCATGCTCAATGCCCCAGCCCCTGCCTTGTGATTGCGCAATCTTTGCGGCGTAAGCCAATCCCGACCTGAAGCCAGCGCTCCAGCCCTCGGCGTACACCTCCTCAGTCCAGCCCTTATCGTCCTCAAACGCTACGGCGCCGAGAAAGTCAGCCAGGTCTGCCAGCATTTGCTTGTGGCGGCCATCGTTGCTCATCAGATCGTGGCCTTGCCCTCGTTCCTGAGGTTTGCTTGTTCCGTTCTCCAAATGTCCACTCTCGCTTGCGCTGCGATCAAATCCCATCTTAATTTCTCCTCAACTTGCACTGCAATTTCAATACCCCTCAGCAGTTCAATGTACTCGGGGTGCGCGTAAGCGTCACGCTCTTGAGCGCCTAGCGCTGTCTCAAGCGATTGCTTCATAAGCAAAGCCTTCTTGCTCTTTCGGAATTCTTCAAGGTACACGCGCTGTGCTTTTGCGTCAGCAAATTGTTTTGCGTGCTTGATGATGTAATCGACTGCGGCGTGCGGATCATGCTTCATTGTTTTTCTCATTTAAGATGCGTGAAATTTCCCGATCGATGTACCACCGGGCCTTGCGTAAGTCCTCGACCTCGTTGCCCTTGAGGCTTGCGCGCCAGATGTACTTCACGGCATTGCCCAAACAAAAGTTCATGTGCTCAGTAATCTCGATGCACTCCACACCCGATGGATGTGAGTTGTAATGTTTCGGGTGATTGACATTGTCATTCATGAATGGCCCTCCAAGGTCCGCCATAGGCGCTAGAAATCCAAAATCCTGCTGAGTTGATAGTCATCCCCATCCTTTCCATTTCATCGCGTGTTTTGCATCTGCGGCTCACCCCAAAATCGCCTGTGCGGTGCTTATCAAAGGCAAAGGTTGAGTTGAAGTAGTTTTTGCAGGCCTGGCACTGGTTGCGATCACCCGTTAATTTCATACACCCTCACCTTCACGATTCCGGCGATTTGTTTGTTCCTGAAGATCCTCAGGTCCGAGATTTGGTTGTCGTCCTTCCAGACTTGCGCGTGAGTCAGACTGTCCAACAAGGACTTGAGCAGGTTGTCGATGTCTCGCTTGCGTTTGTCCGGTGGGAACACTTCGATCTCGACTCGCAGGTCCCCCTCGAGTTCGTAGGTCTTCACCCCATGTTCCATAAGACATAAGTTCACCGCCTTGCGGTAGGCCTGGCCCTCCTGCGAAATGTAAACGGTGGCGAGCTTGCCAATAACTCTGTGCCGCCAGTAAGTGTTTACGGTAGGTGGCCATGGCAATGTGGCCTCAAAAGATAATGGGGTTTCCATAGGCTTGCTCAGTAAATTGCTGTGAGTTTTTGTCGAACCAAAGCCTGATGACGCCTTCGTATTCGCCGTTGCGTTGCTTCTCAATGGCCAGGTAAGCGTCAGGGATTGACTGGTCTACCACATGGCCAGCCTCAAGCTCACGCTCCTTCTTTTTGTTGCGGTGCATCAGGATCACATTGTCCACCTGGTCGGCCACCGAGCCTGAGCCTTTAAGGTCCATCTTCGTAGGTGCGTTCTCGTCATTAGCCTGCTTGCGGATGTGATGCACCAGGTGGATGTGCGTGTCATAGTCTCGAGCCAAAGTACAGAGTTGGTCCACAAAGTTTTTCTGACCGTTGTAGTCGTCCTCATCACGCAGGCATTTCATCAGCGAGTCGATCAGGTAGTGCTTGCAATTGAGATTGGCTGCAGCGTAACTGCCGACCCCTAGAACCTGCCCAGGGCTTACCGTTCCTTGCTGGTCATAAAACCACATCTTGTCGCCAACCCACGCCTTAAAGGCCTCGTAATCGGCTACAGCAGGGTCTCTACGGCGGGACCATTGCCTGACCATGCGTTGTAGGGTGCGTAAGGGCTTCATCTCGAATGAGGCAATAACGACACGCTGGCCTTGTGCGATCAGGCTCAGCGCAATCATGCCGGTCAGCATGGACTTGCCACTACCGTTTGTGCCGGCAAAAACCGTAACCTCGGCAGGCCGGAACTCGAAGAGGCCTAGCGTCTTGGACCAAGGCATAGTCACAGGCTTGGTTGTAACCGGGTTCTTGACCTGGTCGATCAGTTGGTCCATGCAATCAGCCGCGGACCTAACGCGGACCTGAGCCTCCATCGAGTCATACCAGGCTTGGAAATCAATATCGTCGGGGATCTTGTTCATGCGTCAACCTTTGAGTCCCACAGGATGGGAAAGCGTGATTCGGTGTAATGGGCGAAGACTCGAGCGGCACCGCAGCGAAGCAGTTCCTTTGCGGCACGGGCAACTACATCAGAATCCTGGCC